CAACCAGCACAGAACTACAACCAATTACCACAAAGCTATGAGCAACAAGTACCATTTCCACAAAGGCAACAACAGCAAAATCAACCAGCACAGAACTACAACCAATTACCACAAAGCTATGAGCAACAAGTACCATTTCCACAAAGGCAACAACAGCAAAATCAACCAGCACAAACAACTAGTTTTGAGGAAATACCTTTAGATGACGACCTCCCATTCTAAAACATAAATCTTGACAAAGTGTTTTAAAGTAGCGAGTTAGGAGTGATTATATGCCAAAATTTCAGAGCGTAGAAAAGATAGTATCAGAAGTGTTGGAAAATAACTTAAAGGCAAGGAAAGACGATTATATTCTGATGTTATGCGTTTGCGAAAAAATATGTCCTGAAATTCTCAATTATCCATTTTGGGTAGTAATGAAAAATCACTACACAAATAAGTTGCCAAATTGGGAAACGGTTAGCCGTTGTAGGCGTAAAATTCAAGAAAAACGCCCTGATTTAGTATCAACTGAAACGGCGAAAAACCGACGCAAAGAGGAAGAACAATACAGGGAATATTCACACACATAATGTGTCATAATGAAACAAATTCAATTTATTTGTAAAAATATATTGACAATTAGCGGAAATTATTGTAATATAGTATTAAGGTCATAGTAAGAAGTTACGGGCTTATTATGGCAGTAAACTTAATACTATGACTTTAAGAAACTTTGGGATATATTCGAGCCGTAACCTCAATATATTTCAAAGTTTTTTTATTTTATTGAAAGGAAGGACAAATATGAAAAAGGTTGAAAGCATTATTGATTTTGGAGGAGGTGAGATAGTTGACCGCATAAATTTTGAAATGGCGAAAGTTATTGAAAACATCAACAATCCGAACACGGACGAAAAGCCACGAAAACTAACGATTGAAGTTAAGCTAACGCCAAAAAACAACCGCAAAACTATTGAAATGCAAACAAGTGTAAAAGCAAAGGTAAGCCCTATTAATTCTGTTAGCACAGCAATGGTTATCCAGCAGGACGACGCTAAAATGGTTGCTTTTGAAGCTGACGGTTTAGGTGACGGACAAGTTGATATTTTTGGTGAGGTACACCAAATCAAATATATCGAACTTGGCAATACAGAAACAACAAAAGTGGAGGAATAAAAAATGTATGACAGTATTGTAAAAGATATTCAGAATATCGTTGATAACACAGCAAAAACATATGAGATTGACGGGAAAACATATACAAATAGTCCGCTATCTCTTGTAAGACACAAGGACAGAGCAAAAGAAATTGTTTTTAACGATTTAAGTAGCCTTATTCCTATTATGAAGAATGAATGTGAAAAATTCAATTTACCTTTTTATCTTGTTATTGAAGATTATAACAGAGTAGAGGTTTATACAGCCCTTGACGGTGACAAGGATAGAGAACACCCATATGGTGTAAAATGCGACAATAACCTATTTCGTTTTGATTTTCCAAATAGCTATGAAAACTTTGTTATTGCTTTGCGTTCCTTGTTTGTACAGAACGAAAATAGCGAAAATCTATTGAAATTCTTGAAAACAGTTACAAGCAACAATTCTGTTGAAGTTGAGGACGACGGCATTACTCAAAAAGTAACATCAAGTAAGGGAATTTTGGGCGGTAAAGCAACCGTTTCACCAATTCAAAAACTAACACCATTCCGCACATTTACAGAGATTGAACAGCCTACAAGTGAATTTCTATTTAGAATTATGAATGATGGTTCTTTTGCACTTTATGAAGCAGACGGCGGGGCTTGGAAAAAACAAGCTAAAGCAAATATTAAAGAGTATTACTCAAAAGCATTTGCAACTGAAATTGAAAAGGGAACAATTATTATTGTTGGCTAATTAATATCACGGGGTACTTGATTTAAAAGATTGAGTGCCCCACCGCTAAATGAGGTGTAAACAATGGCTGAAAACGAAAGAGATTTTAAAGGCGTATGGATACCTAAAGTAGTATGGCTTGATACAAGATTAAATGCCCTTGATAAAGTGATATTGACTGAAATTGATAGTTTAGATTGTGGGAAAAGAGGTTGTTATGCAAGCAATAAACATATAGCCGATTTTTGCCAATGTAGCGAAACAAAAGTATCAAAATCAATTTCACTATTAATTAAATTAGGGTATTTATATGTACAAAGTTTTGACGGACGACAAAGAGAATTGAAAAGCAGACTTCCAAATTTAACAAGTCAGCCTTGCAAAAATGACAAGGCAGAATTGCAAAATGTGCAAGAAAGTAATACATCTAATAATACAGTTAATAATAAAAAGAAAGTAAGTAAGAAAAATTCCTTTGATGAAATCATTTTGAATTACACACAAAATTCAGAAACAGTAGATTTATTAAAGGAATGGTTGAAAGTAAGAAAAGCAAAAAGAGCAGCTATGACAGATAGAGCAATCCAAATGAATATTAATAAACTTGACAATCTAGCTAAAAAAAGCAATATGTCAGTAAATCAGTATTTAGAAGAAGTAATTTGCAGAGGTTGGGCGGCTTTTTATGTTATCAATACATACGGATATAACAACAAGCAACAGCAAAATAAAAATGACGGCTGGTGCTTCAATCCAAATGCAGAAGATGATTTAGACTTTATCTAAAGGAATGATTATAAATGAGCATACAGCAAGCCGTAGATAATCTAATAGAGAAAAGCAAGACGGCAATACAAAAAAACGAGGGCGATTATGTAGGTGAGGACGGACTACTATATTGCGGTAAGTGCCACACCAAGAAACAAACCGAAGTAATGGTTTTTGGAATGAAACGCCGTCCTATGTGTCTATGCAAATGCGAAACTGAAAAGCGAGATAAAGAAGAAGCAGAGAAAAAGAGAATAGAGTTTGAAAGAAAAGTAAAAAATTTACGGCGTGCTGGTTTTCCTGAAAGCAATATGCAGGAATGGACTTTTGAAAATGACGATATGACAAACAGCAGAGTAACAAACGCTATGAAGAAATATGTTGAAAACTTTGAGGAAATGAAAAAGCAAGGTAAAGGCTTATTGCTTTATGGTAGCGTAGGAACAGGCAAAACCTTTGCGGCGTGTGAAGTTGCCAACGCTTTAATTGATAAAGGTTATCCCGTTTTAGTTACAAACTTTGCAAGGATAATAAACGCTTTACAAGCAACATTTGAAAAGCAAGAATACATAGACAGTTTTAACCGTTTTTCTCTACTTGTAATTGATGATTTAGGCATTGAAAGGAACACAGAATTTGCAAAAGAGCAGGTTTACAATATTATTGATAGCCGTTACCGTGTAGGCTTGCCAATGATTATTACAACTAATCTATCAATAGACAAGATAAAAAAACCTGATGATATAGAAAACGGACGAATTTACGACCGTATTCTTGAAAGGTGTTTTCCTATCGAAGTTACAGGACAGAGCCGACGCAGAAAAGCAGTAAGAGAAAACTACAACGATATTAAAAATATGTTAGGACTGTAAAAGGGGGTGAGAAAATGGAAGATACAATTAATGTACTTTTTCAGGCAAAGTTAAGGTCTGGAAAATATAATCATTATGACGACGAGCAACTAAAGCAACTATACCTAGATTGTGTGAAGCAAGTACAAGCAATGGATATTTTCGGAGGTTATCACAATGGAAATAAAAGAGGTTAAGAGAAATCTAAACAAAGAAGTGATATACAAGTCAACTAAATATCAATTAGTAGGTTGTATCATACGACGCAAAGGAAATGAGTTTGTTTATCAAGCAGAAATAAAAGACTTAAAATGTAACAACTCTTTTATTGTTTGTAAGTTGGAAGATATACAGGAGGTAACAAGTGAGTTTTGCAACAACTGACAAGGAAATTGAATTACTAGTTAATAAAGAACTAGTAACAGCAAACAAAAATAACCCGCAGTTTCACAGTCCACACGAGGGATTTGCAGTATTAAGCGAAGAAGTGGACGAACTGACAAACGACATTAAGGTTATCAGGCTAATTAATGAAACCTTATGGGACAAGGTAAAGAAAGATAGTGTACCAAAAACTGAACATATAGACACAGCGAAAATGATTATGAAAAATGCAGGTAATGCAATAAAGGAAGCTGTACAAGTCGCAGCAATGGCACAAAAATACATTGATTATTTTGAGGATTTGGAATGAGTAATCTATTTGTATATGCTATGTTGCTTGTAGCCTTTGTTATGGTGATTAAATTAATGAAATCTAATTATCAAAGTGGCTATAGGAAGCATTTAGTTAAGTGCTACAAGCTAAATATTAAGCCTTTTTACATTTGGCAGTATTACTATTACAGGAGTAAAGAAAAGTGAATACATTTACAATAAACAAAAAGTTACCGTCATTAAATGAGTACATCAATGTATGCCGTAGGAATAAATATCAAGCTGCTAAATTTAAGAGTGATATTGAAGAAGCTATTGGCTGGGATATTACTTATGCAAGAAGCAAAGGAACATTGACACCAACAGCAAACCCTATTGTAGTACATTTTGAATGGCACGAGAAAACTAAACGGCGTGACGCTGACAATATAGCAAGTGCGAAAAAATACATACTTGACGCTATGCAGAAATACGGCGTTATACCTAACGATAGCAGACGCTATGTTAAAGGATTTCACGACAGTATTATTGATAGTGATAGAGATTATGTGGTAGTCACATTAATAGAGTTATCACAAGATTGTAAAAAATCAACAAAAAAATCATAGTAAGTTTGGCTATTTTGCCGATTGCATTTATAACAATAAAGTAGTATAATTAAATCATCAAATAAAGGTAAGCAACACCTAAAAGATTGCAGAAAGTAAGAGGTTTAAAATATGAAAACTTATGAAGTAAGTTACGAAAAAAACGGCATATATCAATCAACTATTGTTAAAGCACAAAGTGAAGAAAGTGCAAGAGATTTTATAAAAGATTGCAAAAATGTTGATTGCATAGGTTGTAGAGAAAAAGCAGACATAAGCGAAGATGTGAGAAAAGGTAAGCCAGTTCTACAAGCACCTTATTATGCTTATTGTGTAGAACATAGCGTAAACGACGGTTTAAACACTTATTACGAAAGCAGAGAAGAAGCTATAAAAGAAGCTAAAGAACAACAAGAACTGATTGAAAACGGCGAAGCTGAACAAGAACAAATATTTGTAACAACTGGTGAAATGACTGACGGCGATTATTCAGTAGAAGAAATAGTTGTATTTTAGTAGCAAGGGCTATATAGCCCTTGCGTCACTATGAAACATATTAAGAAAGGTTGAAAACAAATGAAAGTAATGTTAAGTGATTTTAAAAAGGCTATTGATGAATATATCAATAAATACGGCGACACAGAAATTTTTAGTGTTATTAGACACAATAGCCCTAAATTAGTCCAAAACAGTGTGTACACATTGACTTTAACTGATGAAGTAGGCAAATTAAAGGGCATTAACATTAAAGGTAGATAAAAGGGCGGTACAACCGCCCACCGTCTAGCACTAACAAGCGTGTTACTGACGAGCCGCAGAACGGCGAAACGGTTAAAAGAAAGGTAGTAAATTATGAAAAAGTATGTGAAAAAGATTTTGTTTGTATTATCAATTATAGCAAGTGTGATTGTTTGTGATATGTTGCACTTGATAGCAACAGAACAGCGAGGTTACGAAGCCGTAGGCGGTGAAATAATGATTTTATTTGTACCAGCTATTTTATGGCTTTGTTATCGTAACTACAAAGATTTTAAAGAGGACAAACAATGAATGATTTGTTTGAAACTGAAATTCAAAAGCGAGCGTCAGCAAAAAAAGTAAAATATGTACTTGCAATAAAAAATGAGTTGGAAAATACCGAAAAAAAGAAATTAGAAAAGTTAATTAAGGCATTAGCACCAAAACAACAAGAGTACATAAAGCGTCGTTACTTTGATGAATTATCAGTAAAAGAAATTGCAGAGATTTACAATGTAAATCCCTCAACAGTATCACGAACTATAAAAACTGGTATAGACCATATGAGTTATTTTATAGAAAATGTGGAGGTTAAAAATATGAGAAAGAAACCAGTAGAAAAACGGTGTAAATGTTGCGGGAAAATATTTCTCACAACAGCAAACAATGCAAAATACTGTATTGATTGTAGGTATGATAACAAAAAAAGAACAACGCAAAAATGGCGTGACGGTACTAAATTGTCTGTTAAAAAGCAGAAATTCAAGAACGAATTTCATAGCAAGTCACTTGATGAAACACTTGCAGATATTAAAGCGTACAACGAGAAACACGGAACAAGGCTAACATACGGTCAATATAAAGTCTTGTTACACTTTGGAAAATTGGAGGACTAATATATGGGTTACATTTTATGTTTTTTAATAGGTGGCGTTATTGGCGTGTTCTTAATGGCACTTATTGCAGGAGGTTCAAAATGATAGACAAAAAAACGGTTAAATCACATTCAGAAGAACAAGTTGTAAAAGGTTGCATTGAATTGATGTGGGATTTAGTCAGTAGATTTGAAGATTATTTAGATTATCTTGATATTGATTATACAGAAATCCCAGAAGAAGAACGATTTGAGGTTTGTTATAGCAATTTTGAGATTGTGAGAAAGTTATTTTTATCAACAACAACACATTCAGGTGGAACAAGCACTAGGCAAAAATGCAAAGAATTAGGGCTTGATAGTGCTGAAAATGTAATTTTTTCAATACCAACTTATGAATAAAAGGAAGTGAAACAATGGCTAATTATGAATGTTCAACTTGTGACTATTGCGACAAGAATAAGAAGCAAGGAAATAAGGTGCGTTGTATTAGATTTTCAAAGTTTGTAGAGGGTTTAAGCATTTGCGAAGAATTTACAAACAAGGAATATGAAGAAGCTAGACAAAAAGTAAGCAGAATGATAGAAAATAGGTGGTTCAATGGAAAGTAGTGCTTTATCTTTAGTATGTGCAATTATTTTGTTTGTTGTGACTTTTTTTCTTAAAAACAAAATTCTAAAACTATTTTTTAGAAGTTTTAGCGTTTCATTTGCCACTATTAATTTTTTGATGATTTTATTTAGGAGCGTTGTAAAATGGCTGAATTTGTTTTATTAGATGAAGTAGAAAAGAAAATAGAAAAAGATAGATATTTAATTATGCGTAACAGTGATTGTGGGTGGTATTATGGTCTGATTGATAATGATATTTACAAAGCCGTTGAAAGTTGTAAACAATATGAGTTTGAACCACCTAAAAAAGCTAAATGGCTTGAAACTCGTGACGGCAATAAAAAGAGATGTAGTAATTGTGATTTTATTTTTATGATTGCAACATATCCAGCTTGTAGTGCTGATTTTTGCCCTCATTGTGGTGCAAGAATGGATAAGGAGTGAACAAAATGGGAATGAATATGTGTTTAGTTTGTAAACATTGCGACCCAAACAGGACTAATGACCTTAAACAAGTCAGGTGTAAAAGGTTTTCAATTTTCGTTGACGCACTTAATTGTTGCGACAAATTCACAACTAAGGAAAGAATAACCTTGACAGACACGATTAATAGACGGTTAAGGAGTGAGCAGGAATGACAGAACTTGAAAAAATGCAAGTAGCATTGTTTACAGTAATTAGGAATAGTAAAGTGTTACCTGTTGGAATTGCAAAAGGAAAATCTTTGCAAGAAATTAACAAAATGTCTTATGAAACTATGCAAGAATGTATCAAAATGATTGATTTTGATTTAGCAATGAAAAGTTATCAAGAGGGCAAAAAGTTATGTGAGGAGGAAGAAGAATGATTGATTGCAAAAAAACTGAAAACTTTTTAAGTGAATGGTATAGGTTATGTAAAAGTAAAGAAGTCGCTGCTGAAGCCTGTGCTACTTGCAAAATGTGGTTTTTAAATAATGAACAGATGGGTTGCAAAGCCTCAGTAATGAAAGACCCACAAAGGGCTATTGATATTGTTCAAAAGTGGAGTGATGAACACCCACAAAAAACATATTTAACTGATTTTCTTGACAAGCACCCAAACGCTCCATTTGATAATGGTATTCCTAGTGGGCTATGTCCATATTATTTAGGATATATGACCGAAAAAGAATTTAATGAGTGTTCCACAAACTGTCAAGATTGTTGGAATACACCAATAGAAAGCGAGGAAAAGTAATGTGTTTGATTAGTATGTGTATATGGATAATGGGACTATTTATTATGAGTGCAAATTCTATTGATATTCCTACAGCCTGCTGGGTTATATCTTGAATATTATTAGGACTTTCAGCCGTAAAAGACGAATAGAGAATGGAGCGTACAAATGCGAGAACTTGAAAAGTGTTTAGAGTTGCGACGAAAGATAACTGATATTTCTGAACAAATAGAAATGCTACAATCAAGAATTGAAACGCCAAAATGTCAAATACTATCGGATATGCCGAAAGGCGGAAGCGAAAGCAATAGTATTGAGGAATATATCATAAGGAAAGAACGATTAGAGCAAAGAAAAAAGCAAAATGAGAACCGTCTTGCGTCGGAATGGCGTAGTATATCAACCAAACTGAAACAAAACGGCGTAACTGATGATGTTATTGAACTGTTAAAGTATCGTTTTTACTATGGTTACAGGTGGAAAAAGTGTGCCGTACATATGCAATGGAATGAAAATAAGTGTTTCAGAGAGTATAGAACGGCTTTGTCAAAAATGAACAAAAAGAACGCCTAAATTTTGTGATAAATCAACATTGAAAAAAAGTTAATATTATATTATAATAGTATTGTGTAAAAATATAAATAGATTTACGCATATTTTTAACTTCTTTTGTATGTTTAGTGAAAAAGCCACCTATTAGGGTGGTTTTTTTACGCACTTTTTTAATTTCTTCCCTTGAAACGGTTAAATAATGGTTATGAAACGCTATTATTAGGGATTGACACTTCTTTAATGCTAGAGGGTGGGGGCGATTTGTCACAAGGGATATTTTATAAAAGGGAGGTGAGCCTGAAATGAGTATTGATTGGGATAAAATCAAAGAGGAATACATAAATACAAATGCTACATATAAGGATTTGGCGGAAAAGTATAACATACCGTTTTACAGACTTAAACGACAAGCAGCAAGCGAAAAATGGTTTGATGAAAAGAAAAAAGTCCAGCCAGCAGGTGAAAGAGGACTTAATAACAATCTAATTCCTATGAGTACAAGAAGTAAAGAGGAAGCTAGTGCAATCGGGCGTAAAGGTGGTATTATTTCAGGCAAAAACCGCAGACAAAGAAGAAAAGCCCGTGAATGTATGGAAGAAATCCTATCTTGTGATGTTCCAAACGGCAAGATTAAAGACGCACTAATTAAAATGGGAATTAAAGAGGAAAATATACAAAATACAATGGTTTTGATGTTTTCTTTATTCCAAAATGGACTTAAAACAGGCGACGCAGGAACAGTTAAAACTATTCTTGAAATCGCTGGTGATATGGATATACAGCAAGAACAGCAATCCCCAACTATTAATATTAATGTGTCCGCTGCTACAGCAGAGGACGCAGAAAATGATTAATGAAAGGGGGTGAGAGTATGGCAACAGTTAAGCAGGTAATCGCAGCAAGAACAGGTGCAGGTAGTAGGGCTACACAGTATAAGAAGTCAGCCCGTGTTTCAGCCCGTGTTTTTGGTCTTGCAGGTAAATTTGGTGCAAGAGGTAAGGCTGCCGCTAAAAAAGGCAATGTGGGAAGTATGGGAGGTTAATAAGTGTGAGTAACTTATTATTCGACCCAATTAAAACGCAAAGCAAAGTGACAGATAGTGTTATAGTCGCATTTAGTGGCGGTAAAGACAGTATTGTCACTTTGGATTTGTGTTTTAAGTATTTTAAAAGGGTCATTCCTTTCTTTATGTACCTAGTACCTGACTTGGAATTTCAGGAAAGTATGTTGAGAAAGTATGAAAAACGATATAACACGGAAATTATACGCCTACCGCACTTTGAATGTTCAAATTTACTTAAATACGGAAGTTTCACCTTGTATGATGATAATGTTGATATAGTCGGCATTAAAGATACATACGAGTATTTAAGAGATAAAACGGGCATACATTGGATTGCAGCAGGTGAAAGAGCAAAAGACAGTATTGTAAGAAACGCTATGATTAAGAAAAGTGGAAGCATTGATTATAAAAGAGGGCGTTTCTATCCTATTGCTTATTGGAGTAAAAAGGAAGTATTGCAATACATAAAACTACATAAGTTATACATAAGCCCTGAACAGAAAAAGTTAGGGTTTTCTTTTCGTAGTTTAGCAGGTAGTGAATTATCCGCTATTAAGGAAATGTACCCTAAAGACTATGAAAAAATATTGAAAGTTTATCCGTTTGCAGAAGCAGGAGTTAAACGCTTTGAGCAATACGGACTATAAAAAAGGAAGTAATATTATGCAAAAATATATTGGTGTAAAGTTGGTAGAAGCTAAAACTATGACAAGAGGTGACTACAACAAATTCAGAGGTTGGACTATTCCAGCAGGCGAAAATCCCAATGATGAGGGTTATGTAGTTAAATATGAGGACGGATATGTAAGTTGGTCGCCTATTGAAGTATTTAACAAAGCATATAACGCTTATGGTGTCCGTCCACTAAACGATACAGCCTTGTTAATGGTTAGTACCGACTATAAGGATAGATTTAAGGCGGAATATATCCAGCTAAAAACAAGATTTGAGAGTTTGAAAACAATGTTATCTAACTGGGATAACGGAAAATTATCATTTACTCCTACTTGCCCTAGAAGCACATACAATCTACAAATGGAAGCAATGGAAAAGTACCTTGCAATATTAGAAGCAAGGGCAATATTTGAGGGAGTACAGCTATAATAATTGGTGCAGGAGGTTAATTAATGGCTAATAGTATTATATGTAGCCGTTGTGGTTTTGTAGGTGAAGAAAAAGATTTTACAAAAAACAACCGCACCAAAGACAATAAAAGAGGACTTTGCAAGAAGTGCAAGCAGAAAGCAGATAAAAAATACCGTGAAGCACACAAAAAGGAACTTGCAGAGTATTTCCATAATGCGTGGGTAAATGATACAAACGGTAGAAAACAGAAAAACCGAGATTGTGTTGACCGTAGGCGTATAGGAATGACAGCGAAAGACTTTGGAAATGCTGTATGTGAATGTTGTGGAATGACTAACGAAGAACATATAGAAAAATATGGGCGTAGGCTAAATGTTCATCACGGACAAAATACAGGCAGGCACAATATAAGAAATGGTGAAAGCCCTATACATACCGATTTACATTTTCTTTGTCAATCTTGCCATACAAGAATAGGAAACTTAACACATAGAGTTTATAAAAAGAAAGACGGTGAAAGAAATTGACTGAAAGAAGCAAATTTCAAAAAGGTGAAATGCAAACGCTGAAACGCTCACAATTAAAAGGTGCAGAATATAACCCTAGAATAATTGATAAAGAAGCAAAAAAGCGACTTAAAAAGGGATTGCAACAGCACGGTTTAGTATCGCCCATTACTTGGAATAAAAGAACGGGTAATATTGTGTCGGGTCATCAAAGAATTTCACAGCTTGACGCTTTGGAAAAGAACAAAGATTATGAACTTGATGTATGGGTAATTGATGTTCCACCCGAAGAAGAAGCCGTTTTGAATGTTCAACTTAACAATCCGTCAATGCAAGGCGAATGGGATTTAGATAAACTAGCATTAATGACGGAAGAATACGAATTGAGTTTTGATGAAATGGGTTTTTCTGACCTTGATGTGGATTTAATGTTTGACGGTGACGAACGATTTACACAAATGTTTGAAACGCCCGAAGCCGAAGAAGTGAAGCAAGGTTTAGCGGAGGTTAAGGAAGCAAGAAAGCAAGGCAAAGAAAGACTGGAAGAAAGAAACAATATCAACTTTTATTCTGTCATTGTCTTTGAAAATGAAGAAGCAAAAAAAGAATTTTACAAAAAGATAAATGTACCTGTATATGAGGAATACATAACAGCAGATAAGGTTTACAGATTGCAAGACAAAGAATAAAGGCGGTGTAAAAACCGCCTTTTTTTGCTTTATATATTGATAGCATTTGTAAAATTCGGTGTGTCGATATATGAGTTTTCAACGATTAAGTCTGTTTCAACCCAAAAATCAAACACGCTGTCAAAAATACCGTGTGTTTTGTAAAAATCGTTGAAAACCTCTTTTGACGGTACTATTTCGCCTGTTTCTTTGTTCATTAAGTAAATATCATTCATTTTTAAACCCCCTATATTAAAAGTGTGTATATAAGCCTGTAACGCTTGTAAAGATGTCTTGAAGCATATCACAATAGCAATCATTGTATGTTTTGATTGTTACTGTTTTTTCATCTCTTGTAGTAACTGTACAAGTCTTATGATTTACGCTGATTTTGAACGGTGTAAACTTGATAAATTCAATGTCATATAAATCTAAACCATTTACAGTAATTTTTACTGTGTTAGCCTTGCTTTTGTTTCTACCTATTTTAAATCTGATACCGTTATCAAGTGCTACAAAGTTTTTAGCACCAGTCATAGCAACAAATTTGTTACCGCCTAGCTGATTTAAAATTGTGTTTGCAATAGTTGTGTTAGTAGTCATATTAATAACCTCGTTTCTTATATCTTACAATATATATTATACTACTTTTGTAGTATATTTCAATTAGCAGAATAGCCAAATATAAAGTATAAATTTTGTGCATTTTGTCAATAGAAATTATAACATTAAAGTAGTATAATTAAATCAACAAATAAAGAAAGAGGTTTTAAATTATGACAAACCAAGTTGAATTATCAAAAGGTCAAGTATTTCAAAATGAAGATTGTAACATTTTCATTTTGAATGTAGTCGGTGAAAAGGTTAGATATATTGAGGGCTATTCACCGTCAGCAATACACAGTACGGTAGAAATACCTATTAACAACCTAATAAGCTATATGAATGAATATGGCTACAAATTAAATGAAGATTTCTGGGGTGATTAGTATGTATAAATACGGTATGCGTTTAAGAGGTTTTTCAATAGGTTGTCAGCCTATGAAAAACCTAGTTGAACGAATTGACGATACAAGCGGTAAATATCACGATATTTTAATATATAGTGAAAAGTTATCTGATGAAGATATAAAAGACTATGAACTTGATTTTTTAGGTGAAGAATAAAGGGCGGTTATACCGCCCTTTATTACGAAAGAGGTACAAAAGTATGATAGAGTTTAAAAGTGCTATTGTTGACGAACTAGGCGATATTGTTTGTTGGTGCGAAAATTTAAGTGATGAAGAAATTGAGGAAATACTAACAAACCATATTGAATGGCGTAAAACTTGTATAGAATGTTGAATAAAGCAACAGACAAAAGCGGTTGAGTAAATCAGCCGTTTTTTTGTGTTGTTTTATAAAAGAGGGTGAAAGATATAAATATCAATGTAAAGGTAAATCCCGCCTATTTACCATATCTTAATAAACCACAATTTACGCAGGTGTATTTTGGCGGTTCATCAAGTGGCAAATCTTATTTTCTTGCACAAAAGGTTGTGCTGGATAATTTAAACGGTGCTAACTACTTAATTTGTCGTAATGTTGCAAGTACCATAAACAAATCAACCTACAATGAAATATGCAAGGCTATATCTAATATGGGACTTATGCAGTATTACAAGATTAATAAATCTAATATGACTATTACTTGCGTATTAAATGATAGACAAATATTATTTGCAGGTTTGGACGACGCCGAAAAAATCAAGTCAATAACACCAGCAGATAGTGTTTTACATAGGGTATGGATAGAGGAAGCAACAGAGGTTAAATATTCAGCCTATAAGCAATTAACAAAGCGTTTAAGAGGTCACAGCGATATTGCAAAGGGCGTTATTTTATCTTTTAACCCTATTTTAAAATCACATTGGATATATAAAACATTCTTTGGTGGTTGGCAAGACGATAAAAATTATTATGAAGATGAAAAATTATCAATATTAAAAACAACCTACAAGGATAATTTATTCCTAACTGATGATGATATAAAGCAGTTAGAAGATGAAACAGACCCATATTATTATAATGTGTATTCATTGGGGAACTGGGGTATTTTAGGTCATATCATTTTTCAGAATTGGAGCGTTGAAGATTTAAGTGATAGGATAAATCAATTCGACCATTTGTTTTATGGTTGCGACTTTGGTTATTCATCAGACCCTAACGCCCTAATCAAAGTACATTTAGACAAAACAAGAAAAATTATTTATGTACTTGATGAATGGTATCAAGCAGGAATGACAGACGACGAACTACTGAAAGTTTCAAGGGCTTTTGTGGGTAACAATTATGTGATTTGTGATAGTGCAGAACCGAAAACAATAGATTTTCTAGCAGCTAACAACATAAAAGCTATTGGAGCGGTTAAGGGTGGCGATAGTATTATGCGTGGTATCCGTTATTTACAAGGTTATAAAATCGTTGTAAATGTAACTTGCCAAAACTTTAAAAATGAAATAGAGCAGTACCATTGGCAAGAGGATAAATACGGTAATGCAATGGCTAGACCCGTTGACCTTAACAACCACTTATTAGACGCTTTACGCTATGCGTTAAATGATGAAATATTAGCAGCAGAAGTACAAGCAGGAATGAGGATTGTATAATGTGTAATCATATATGGCAAAAATACGGTAGTGCAAATTATTGTGTGCGTTGCGGACTTACAAAGACCGCTGACGGACACATTTTTTTTGATAGAAAACTACCAAATTACAAAACAAAGAAAAAGAAAAGGAGTAAAAAGTAATGTCAAGAGAAAGCACACAACTTTTACCAAAATTTACGGCAGAAATTGAAGAAATCAGAAAGAACGGAATAACAGTTGATTTGTTAGAGAAAATCATAACTAAACATAGCGATAACGCTATATATAACCGTCATTTATACAAGCGTTATATGGCGTTGACTGATGAATTACCAATATTTAAGCGTCAACCACGATTTGAGGAAGAAGAAGAACCTATTAACAACAAGTTGAATAACGACTTTTTTAGTGAAATTGTTGACTTTAAAACGGGCTATTTTGCAGGACGACCAATTACATATGGTTATAGCAGAGGTCAAGAAGCAACAGAAGAAACAGGCGGTGAGGAAGCAGTAGATAAGGCTACAAAGGCTATTACTGATTTTGTAACAAGAAATAATATGTACGGTATTGATATGGAAACAACAAAGTTTGCCAGCATTTACGGCTATTCGGGCAGGCTGTTTTACATTGATACAGACGGTAACGAGCGTGTTATGCCAGTACAAGGATATGAAACTATTATATTGTCTGACACCGATATTACAGAGCCAGAATTTGCAATTAGATATTATGCAGTAAAAGATATTAACAATATCGAAAGTTGGGTTGTTGAATTTTACGACAACAAAACTATTAAGACCTTTACAGGACAGTTAAATTCTTTAGAGTTTAAAGACGAAAGACCACATTTATTTGATTATTGCCCGCTACAAGGTATTGCAAATAACAAGGAATGTTTAGGCGACGCTGAAAAGGTATTATCACTTATTGATGATTATGACAAGGTATTATCCGATAACTCAAACGAGGTTGAAGCATTTGTACACGCTTATTTAATTTTTGAGGGTTTAAGAATTGACGACAAAACCATTAAAAAGGGCAGAAAAACAGGTTCATTTGTTATTCCAGCAACGGGAACACAACAAGGTAAAGCCTATTTTCTAACAAAAAATATTAATGATAGCTTTACAGAACATCACCTACAAAGAATTGAAGATAATATTTACAGATTTTCAAAAACACCAAATTTAGGCGACGAAAGTTTTGGTTCAGCAAGTGGAATAAGCCTAAAATTCAAATTACACGGGCTAGAAACAAAGTGCGGTATGTATGAAGCACAAATGATGAACGCAGCACAATATATGTGGAAGTTATTAGCGAGTGCTTGGAGCAAAAAGGGTATTAAAATAGACCCGCTACAATGCACTATGGACTTCACAAGAAACTTCCCACTAGATACTATGACAGAAGCCCAGACCGTACAGGCGTTAATTAATGCAGGTATTCCGCAAGAAATTGCATACAGTCAATTATCTTTCATTGATGATATTGATTATGTAATGGAACTAAAGGAAGAACAAAAATCAAGTATGCCACTTTATGCAGACTTGAACAAAGACGACGACAAAGAAGAAGAAACCGACGACGACAAGAAGAAAAAAGAGGAAGAAGATAAAAGCGACGGGCAAAAAGAAGAAACAGAAGAATAAAGGCAGTAAGGCGGTGTAAAAATGCCAAAAAGTAAAACAAGTTTAAATCAACTTTTATATGATTTAAGGCGTATTGAGGAACATAGGTCAGTTTTGACAAACAAAAAAATTGAAAAAATATATAATTCACTTATAAAAGACTTAAATAGTTTTTTAGGTGATTATTATATCCAGTATGCAGACGCAGAGGGCAAACTAACAGCAACAACACTTGAAGCACAAGGGCTAAAGGCTAGGTTTTTAGAGGAATGTGCAATAAGGGTTGATAGTATAGCACCTGAAATAAAAAAGGAAATAATGAAACTTGTAGAAGATACCTATACCGCTTGTTATGTTGGTATGGTTGATATTGTGAATAAAGCAAAAGACACCGCCGAACTTGCTAAAATCACAAAGGAAATGTCAGTACGCCCAGAAGTGCTAAATCAAGCCGTAAATAATAATATCAGTAAACTAACATTGCCTAGAGTGCTAGAAAAACAGCGTCAAGCGGTTATATATGATATTCAACAAACTTTGAATATGGGACTGATAAACGGCGATAGATACGAAACAATGTCAAAGAAATTGCAAGAGAGGTTAAATATAAGTCAAGGTAAAGCAAATAATATTGTTAGAACCGAAACACACCGTAATATTGAAAGTGGCTTTATGGATTGTGCAGAGAACATACAAGGCGATTTGCAAGGTAGCGATTTAATTTATGTTGCTATATGGCGAACAATGAAAGACGAGCGTGTAAGACCTCAACGACGCTACAAGAAGAACGGCAAGTGGAAAACAGCATTAAGCCGTAACGGTGCAAACCATATCAAAATGGAGGGACAAACCGTAAAAGTAGGTGATTTGTTTGATTTAGGTAATGGCGTTAAAGCTAAAGCACCGTCAAAAAGCGGAGTAGCAGCACACGATTGTAATTGTAGGTGCTTTGTGGAATATGATTTAATGACGGTTAAGGAATTTGAAAAGGCAACGGGTAAATCTGTAAATGTTGCTAGTATGCACAATTCAACTAGAAACCTGATGAATGAAAACGGAATAGTGGATTGTCAACTTGAACGAACAACAGATAGTAAACGATTTGCAAACGCTATTGAACAAGCAAAACAAGCAAACAAAAACGGCGGTAGTGTTGATACACACCCTATTGAGGAATTAAACACCTTTAAAACATTTCTTGCTAAAAATGATATGGCAGGCGTGGCGGTTAAGGCTGACGGCGATATAACAGCCGTATTCAAAAACAGCAATTACAAGCAAAGGGGCGTTGTAAATGACTTGATTATTACAGCAAGGGAAAACGGCGGTGTTAAAATGGACTGTTACGGTCAATTCCTTGTTAATTCGTATGAAAAATGCGGTTATGTGCCAGTTGCTAGAGTACCATTCAATGCGGACTATGTTAGCGACCCATTACTACTAAAGACAAAACCTGATGTTTATGTACTGATGAAAAATACAGATAGCATAGAAACGGTTATACAAAAGAACGGGGCAAAGTTATATAAAACTTCATCACAAATGGAATTAGATAACTTACCAACATTTGAGTATGACGACGCATTAAAATATCGTGATAAACTGTTAAAACAGCAAGAAAAATAAGCAAAAGAAAAGGCGGGTATATAACCCGCCCGTTTTTTGTTTTATGTTTTATATTTCAATCATAAATGAATAAGATTTGAATAAAATAGCGTCACATACATTTATGAAATCATCAATGCTTAAATTACTGCTGTGTTCAATAATATCACCTGCTATTTCAACAATATCATCACTTGTAATTTCATCTTTATATGCCATAGCAAGCATATTTCTGTATGCTTCATTGTCACCTCTTGTGTACCACGCTCTTTCAATGCACAACACTCTTAATGCGTCGCTTGATAATTTTCTAACAACTTTGTAACCGTATTTCATATTTAAACCTCTTTTTCTTTCTGTGACTTTGTAGGTGTCACTTGCCTTTCTTTATCTTACAATACATATTGTACTACAAAAGTATTATAATTTCAATAGTCAAAATAACTAAATATTAATATGGTTTTTTGTAGAAATCGTCAATATACAAAAAAAGTTGAAAATGTTATAATAATATAGAGGTGAAATATATGGATAAAGCAAAAAATGCTTTTGAAATTATAGCAAAACTTAAACAGAAATATAAGGACGACCCAGAAGCGGTTGAAATTATAGAACAGGCTAAAAAAGATATTGAATATCTTAATGCTAAAGAACAGTCAAAGGACTATACAGGTCAAACGGCTTTAGGTAAAGCCAAAGAACTAGAAGCCTACTTAAATGACTGGTGTTAAATTTATTTGCGACTTTAAATTGAAGCCAAATGCTGAAATTTAAGTTTTTCATATTTTATTCTCATTCTTTATTTTCTTTCTTATGGTGGTGTAAAAGCCACCATATATAAGGAATTAGCATAAAAGTAATGCAATAGGCTTGCGGGGCATTTAGCCTATAGAAAAAGGGGCAGTACCTTTATTCCTTATTCTAGCATAGTTATTATTTTATATAGTGCCCAGTTGTCAATTTGGTTTGTGAAGCCCTTTCTTTGGAATATTTGTAACGCAATAACTATGCTGAACTTAATAAAACAGAGTGTATCTATACGGTACACTCTTTTTTTATACAAAAATGTATCTATATGGTACAAAACACTATTCTATACGGATAATGGAGGTCAACAATGACACTAGAAGAATTAAAAGCCTTGCTAGAAGCAGGACATATTACACAAGAACAGTTTGACGAACTTTCAAAAAATGCAAAACCAACAGACCCAGAGCCAAAGCCAACAGAGCCACCAGCAGACCCTGAACCACCAGCAGACCCTGAACCATACGATATTGACAAGCTGGATAAAATCATTCAGTCAAGACTTGATAAGCAAATGGCAGCGGAACGAAAGAAAAACGCTGATTTAAAGCGTCAGTTAGAACGCTTGCAGAAAGCAAAACTAACAGACGACGAACTAAAGCAAATTGAGATTGAAGAAAAGGAAAAGGCTATTGCAGAGCGTGAAAAGGCTATTACAGATAAAGAAAATAGACTTTTTGCAGTAAAAGCAATTAAAGAAGCTGGACTTGACGACGGCAGCGAAGTTTCTCTATCACTTGTTGATTTTGTTATGGGTGAGGACGAAACAGAAATTACAGGCAAGGTAAAAGCATTTAAAGAATTGTTTGACAAGGCTGTAACAGCAGAAGTAAACAAACGCTTTAAGGAAAATGGATATACACCTAAAAAGAGCAACAGCTTAAATAATGGCGTAAACCCATATACTAAAGAGCAATTCAACCTTACAGAACAAATGAGGATTGAAAACACTAACCCTGAACTAGCTGAACAGTTAAAAGTAGCAGCAGGTGTTAAGTGATGAAAGTTAATGTATTAGGTACTGAATACGAAATCGTACAAGCAAATGAGCAAGATTATCCCTATCTTGAACAGGCTGACGGTTTTTGTGATACATCAATAAAGAAAATCGTTGTACGGGATTGTAAAGATAAAGAAAATGACCCGTCCTCTCTTGGCAACTTGGAATATTACAAGAAAAAAGTTATAAGGCACGAACTTATACACGCTTTTTTATACGAAAGCGGATTGTCTGTAAATTCCGATTGGGCGACAAGTGAAGAAATGACAGATTTTTTTGCTATTCAGTTTCCAAAATTTCAAAAGGTTTTTGAAGAACTTAAAATTATTTAATTAGGAGGAATATTATGCCAGTAACAACTATTGCAAATATGCAGATTGTTCCAGAAAAGTTTAGCCAGTATGTTATTGACCGAACAACGGAACTAAACACATTTATTAATTCAGGTATTGCTACACCTGATACAACAGTAGCACAGCTTATTAACGGTACACCAGAGGGCGGCAGATTTATTGAAATTCCAATGTATAACCCACTTGACGGCGAGGAAGATGTATTTGGTGAAGCTGATGTGTCAGTTGGTAACATTACAACAAAAAATGCACACGCTACATTGCTAATGCGTCAGCGTGCTTGGGGTAGTACGGATTTAGCACAGGTGCTAGGTGGTAACGACCCTATGGCAGCAGTAGCCCAGCTTATTGCAGATTGGCGAAACACTAGAGAACAGAAAATTTATCTAGCTATCCTTAAAGGTCTTTTTAACAGCACAAATGGTGCATTAAAGGGACATTTAAACGATATTTCAAGCGGTACAGGTGCAGCAACAAAGATTTCCGACGGTGCAACACTTGATACAAAGCAGGTACTAGGCGACCATTACGGTTCACTAGGTATGGTGTTTATGCACTCCGCTGTTTATACATACCTACAGAAAAACGGTATGATTACCCGTAACCCTATTTTTGACCCTAGCCAGTCAAGCGTTGAAATGGAAAGATATTTAGGCTATGCAATCAAAGTTGATGATGGTATGCCTTATATTGCATACGAGGAAAGTGCTGAAAGTGGTGCTATTGCTGTAACAACTGAAAATATCAAAGAAATTCAGGAACATTGTGCAACAACACTTACAGCAGGTACTTCAAAAGTAAAGAAACTAGAAAATTGTATTTATGATACATATTTTGTTGGTGCAGGTGCTTTTATCCGTCAGGAAGGTACACCACAGGGCTTTATTGGTACAGAAACAGACCGTGACAAAATCGGTGCAAAGAATTATCTAATTAACCGTTGGTGTCAGATTATCCACCCTAGAGGTTTCTCTTGGAATACAAGTGCAAATTATCCAGAGGGTATTTATTATCCAACAAACGCAATGCTTGCAACACCTACAAACTGGAAACTTGCAGTTGACCATAAGAAAGTCCCTATTGCTTGTTTAAGACATACAATTTAAGAGAAAGGGGGGCTAAATTTGTCTTGCAGTTTTTGGAATATGCGTAGAAAATTAAAAGCCCAACAGAGAACAGACAAAATTATTGCTGATATTGCCACAGCACAAGCAAACGAAAAAGCGGATAATACCGCAGTAAAGAAGCCAAAAAAAGCAGGTGCTAAAAATGACAGTAGAGCAAGTAAAAAGTCTTAAACTTGGAATTGTACCTATCACAGATAGAACAATTCTAATTGTTGAAAGTGCTTTAGAGTGGGTGAAAGAAAACACAACGCTTGAATTTGATATTAATGAAGATAAGGACTTAAAAGCCTTGCCGTCTTGTGTAAGGCTTTTTGTTATGAAGTTTTTTGAAATCAATACATTAGGTGCAGGCGTTGCGAGTGAAAGTGCAGAGGGATTGTCACAGTCATTTGATACTAGCGATAAAAACGGTATGATATGGCAATTTGCAGAGGAACTACTTTCACCGTATCTAAAGGGGCGTGTGCGATTTGTGACAGCGGTTAAAAAATGGTAGGAGGTGATATGTATATGGGCGTTAAGTATAAAACTACTATTAACAAATTACCAGAAGTAACGGCAACTTTAAAATCGTTGCAAGGTAAAAAAGTTAAAGTAGGTGCAATGAAAGGTGAACACGCTTGGCTTGCTGGAATACACGAATATGGTTGTGACATTAAAGTTACACCAAAAATGAGAAAGTTTTTACACAGTCAAGGACTACACCTAAAGGCTAGTACAACGACTATACATATCCCTGAAAGAAGTTTTTTGCGAACGGGTCACGATAACAAAGCCAAAGAAATTATGAAGAAGTGTGAAATGGCTTTAGGTCAAGTTATTGACGGCAAAATGAGCGAGGACACATTCCTTGATATGTTCGGTCAACAGTTTGCAACAGCTATTAAAAAGCAAATAAGGGATATAAGAAGCCCAGCAAACCACCCATTCACTACAGACCAAAAAGGCAGTAGTAACCCGTTGGTAGATACAGGCGGACTAATAGAGAGTATCACTTGGGAGGTTGAATAATGCCGTATTTCAATTTTGAAAGACTTATCAACAAATATCTATGTGATTTTACCGCTATTGTAACAACCAACGGACATTATGACGATTGTGGCGAATGGGTAGAAGATAAAAAGACCGAAAAAGCCCTACAAGGTGCAATTATTTCCTTTAAGGAAAGTAAAGTTTACCGTTCAGAGGGTACAATCACCGCAAATGACAAAAGGCTTTTTACATTAGAGCCTTTGGATAATGAATTAATGGGGTCACAGATTATCTATAATGATAAATTGTACAACATAGGCGATTGTAGCACCGAAAACGCCAAATTTACGGGCTTTTATGCTTATACATTGAAATATGTATCAGCATTTAAAGAGCGTGGATTGACATATGAACAGTTAAAAGAAAACAACTATGAAGAATTATCAAATAAAACCTATGTTCGATTAAATAGAGGAACTAAATAGGGGGTTAAAATGGTAGATTACAAAAATATACAGCGTGTGGTTGTATCAGGACTAAAAAAATATCTTGGTTGTCCTGTTATCCGTACTAATCAAAGTACAAACGCAGAAACACCAAATTACCCGTATTTATCCTACACCATAACAACCCTTACGAGTGAAAACAAGGGTACATATGGCGAATATGAGGACGGTATAGACAGAAAACCCGTAACGCAGACTTGGAGCATAACGGCACAATCGGATAATAACGACGAAAGCGTTATGTTAGCAGGCAAGGCTAAAGAATGGCTAGACCATTACGGAAGCGTCCATTTAAACGATAACGGTATCATTGTTCAGTCCGTTGGAAGTATAAGCAATAGAGATAATGTACTTACTTCTGAATATGAGTGCAAAAACGGATTTGATGTTTTCTTTTGGTTGTTTGATGAAGTTGAAAACCCTGTAAAGGTTAATAGTTATATAGAAGAAGCAGAAATTAAAAACAAAAATTAAGGAGGTCATAAAATGGCTTTAGATGTAAAGGTAAAAATTGATTTAAAGAAGCCTACTGGTAGAATGAATAGCAATTTTCCACTTATTTTAGCCGTTGAGGGTGAAGAAGTTACAGACAAGGCATATGTTGAGTGCAAGACACTTGATGAAGTTGTTGCTGCTGGATATACAGCTACAACAAATACATACAAAACAGCCTATCTAATCTTTTCACAGAGCGACGCACCCGCAAAAATTGCTATTAAGAATTGTGCAAAAGACGACGAGGTAGAAACACTAAAGGAAATCCTACTAAAGTCTTGGCGACAGCTTGTAGTAGTAGCGGACGGTACTACAACCGAAAGTAGTGGTAAAACAAATGTAAACAACACCGTTGAAGCTACTAAAATTAAGGCTATTGCTGATTATATTGAAACAACAGATAAGTTATATTTCTGTAGTGTGGAAGATGTAACAAAAATTGCAACAGTTAAAAACGCTACTAAGACAAACGACAGAACTGTTGTAATGGTTTACAAAAAGGATAGTAGCGAAAACGATATTTGCCCCGAAGCTGCTTTAGTTGGTGCAACATCTGGTTTGAGTGCTGGTAGTTTTACATATAAGAATGTAATTCTAGCAGGAATTACGCCACAGTCACTAACAGACACAGAAATTGAAGCAATCCATACCGCAGGTGGTCTAACATTTGTAACAAAGGCTGGTGACAATGTTACAACAGAGGGTAGAACTCTAGGCGGTGAATACATTGATATTGTTGATAGCAAGGATTTTGTAATATCTAACATTGCCTACAATGTACAGAAAACTTTTAATTCATCAAAGAAAATTCCTTATGATAACAACGGTATTGCAATGCTAGAAACAGCAACAGTAGAAGTTCTACAGGAAGCATTTAACAATGGCATTATCACAACTAACGAGGATAACACACCAGCATATACAGTTGATTTTGCTTTAAGAGAAGAAACAACTGAAAATGACAGATATGCTAGAAAATATCCATACGGTCAGTTTAGTTTTGTTCTAGCGGGTGCAATTCATACCGCAGAAATTCAGGGTGAAATGTCATTATAATTAAGGAGGTTATATAAATGGCACAAGTTAATAGATACAACGCCAAAGACTGTACTGTTATGGTTAATGGCGTTTATATTACAGGTTTAGGCGAAGATATGGTTTCTTGGGAAAAGGAAGAAGCCTATTTTGAAACAAGTGTTGGTGCTCAGGGTGATGTAATTAAGAGTGAAGTAAATAACAATATTCACACACTTACAGTTACAGTCCAGCCAACAAGCCCACAGCTTGCACACCTACTAAAGCTACAGGGTAAAACTAAGCCTTTCCCAGTTTGGGTTGTAAACAAGGCACTAGGTTTAAGATTTGGCGGTAAAAACGCCAACATTGAAGAAGCACCAGAAATTTCTCTAGGTTCAGAAGCAGAGGATATGGAAATTTCATTTAAGGTGTTTGACGGCGTAACAGAAGCAACACAAACATCAAATTAAAATAAAAAAGGGGGATTTTTAAATCCCCCTACATACTTTTAGGAGGTAAATTATTATGGCAGAAACTAAATTTTATCAGGTATCAAAAGAAATCAACGGCGTAAAGTATATTGCACAGTTTAACGGTATTTCAGCAGCACTAAAGGCAGTTGATAACAGCTATATTGAGGGTACTAACAACACATCAGTTGCTAAACTATCCGAATATCTATTTAAGAATGTAATTGTTGAGCCAGCAGGTTTAACAGCAGACGATTTTGAAAGTATGGACGACTTTAACGAAGTTGTAACTTTTGCCCGTGAAGTAATGCAGGGTAATTTTCGAGAAGAAAAAAACAAAGGCACAGCTAAAAAGTGAGGTAAAAAGGGATTGGGCGGCGTATAGGCTAGTCCTATCTGAGTGTGCTTTTGACTATAACACGGTATTCTATCAAATGACACCAGAGGAAATTGAAAAGGCTAATATAGCCCTTGATATGAAGATAGAAGCCGAGAAAAAAGCAGCAAAGAGAAAACATTGACAATCCACGCCCCTTTAATTAGGGGCGTTTTTTTTGAAATAATCTCCAAAGAAAGGAGGTAAACAATGGCAGAAAATGTTGTTAGGCAAGACATAATTCAAATTGGCTTTGATACTGATTTAAGCGTTTTAAAGAAAATCAATAGTCAAATGGACGATTTGAAAAAGTCTGTTTCAGGCGTTGGCAACGACGACGGAATAGACAAAATGAAAAAAGAAACTGACAAGGCAAAAGATAGTGTTAGTGGTTTAGGAAAAGAAGCCAATAAAACCAAAGAAAAAGTAACTGGTTTAGGTAATGTTAATGTTTCAAAATTAACTGACGGTTTAAAAAAAGTTGACGATAAATTAACTTCCGTAGCCAAAAAAGCAGCAGGTGCAACATTTTCAGGACTTAAAAAAATTGCTGGCGTTTCTTTTAAATCGCTTGCGGTTGGTGTTGGTGCAGTTAGTGCAATAATGGGAAAAGCCGTTAGTGACTATGCGAACTATGAACAGCAAATAGGCGGCGTTGAAACGCTATTAGGTGCTAAAGGTGCGAAAAGCGTTAAAGAGTATGCAAAGCAAACAGGGAAATCGGTTGGAGCGGTAGAAAGTGAATATAAGAAGTTAGTTAAAAGTCAAAAAATTGTTGTTAAAAATGCTAATGACGCTTATAAAACGGCTGGCTTATCCGCTAATGACTATATGGAAACCGTAACAGGTTTTGCAGCAAGTTTGTTGCAGAGTGTAGGTGGCAACACAAAAAAAGCGGCGACACTTGCAGATACAGCCGTATCGGATATGGCAGATAATGCTAATAAAATGGGTACGGCAATGGAAAGCATACAGTTTGCCTATCAAGGTTTTGCAAAACAAAACTATACTATGCTAGATAACTTGAAATTAGGTTATGGCGGTACAAAGTCGGAAATGCAAAGACTTGTAAAAGACGCTGCTAAAATGGATAAAAGTATAGACGCAAGTAGTTTGTCTTACGGTAATATTGTTAAAGCAATTCACGCAGTACAAGAGAAATTGGATATTACAGGTACAACCGCAAAAGAAGCGGAACATACAATTAGTGGTTCTCTCTATGCTATGAAATCAGCGTGGGGAAATCTAATGCCAGCCTTAATACAAGGCGGTGACAGTTTCGACCAATGCGTGGATAATCTTGTATCATCAGTAAAAATCTTTGCGGGAAACATTATGCCAGCGATTAAAAAGGGTCTTTCTGGTGTTGGTTCATTAATCGAACAACTTGCACCTATTTTAGCAAAAGAATTACCACCAATGTTAAATTCATTGCTTCCGTCTTTGGTTAAATCCGCTGTTTCGTTAGTTAAAGGTCTTGCAAGTGCAATACCTAAAATTATCCCTACCCTTACAACAAGCATTATTAAGGCAATTTATGAGGGATTTACAGGCGAGAAAATGAGTGGCGATATGTTCGCAAGTTTGAAACAGAATGTGCAAAGTGCTTTTAATGCAATTAAACAAATTGTTCAGGGAGTGGCACAATTCACTTCAAAATTAATGACATCACTTGCCCCTGCTTTATCCTATATAGGAAATCTAGCGTTAAGTGTATTTACTTGGATAGGAAACAATATAAATCAGATACTACCAGTTGTTGGAACTTTGGTAGCCGTATTTTTGGCTTATAAAGCAGCACTAACAGCGGTAAAGATAGTTACAACAATAGTAACAGCCGTTCAAACTGTTATGGCTACAGTATGCGGTACAGCTTCCACAACGGCGGCAGCAGGTACGGCAGCAGTCGGAGCGTCAGCGTCAGCAAGTGCACCACAAATTTTAGCTTTTGCGGTGGCTATTCTTGCGGTTGGTGTGGCTATTTTAACGGCGTGTGCTGGATTTGCTTTACTTGCACAGGCAGCTATTGCTCTTTCTAGTGCAGGTTGGGGAGCAGTTGCAGTAATGGGCGGTATGATATTAGTTATTGCAGGTCTTGCAGTAGGTGCAGCGGTTCTAGGTCCAGCACTAACATTAGGTGCGGTTGGACTTCTTGCATTTGGTGCAGCTATTGCCCTTGTGGGTGCAGGTGCATTAATGGCGGCGGCTGGTTTAAGCATTATGTCTAATGCACTTCCTTTAATCGTTCAATATGGTTTTACTGGTGCAGCTTCAATAATGGCTTTAGGTGCTGGACTACTTGTATTTGCTACTGGTGCAGTTGCGGCAGGTGCGGCGGCTCTTGTACTTGCGGCTGGACTACTTCCATTAATGGCGGAAATCGTTATTGTGGCAGCGTCAACAGCAATATTTGCAGCGTCAATGCTAATAGTAGCGGTATCTATGACACTTATTACAGCTATGATAACTGGATTTGTTTCAGCATTATCTTTGTTACCGTCATTATTTACGGCTTTAATTCCACAAATACTAGCATTTTCAGTTGTAATGCTTCCTTTAGTGGCAACAATAACAGCCGTTATTATTCCGTTTACATTGTTTACGGCTTTAGTTGCAGTATTGGCGGTTTCATTTACTCTATTAACAGTTGCGTCACTTCTTTTAGTGGTTGCATTTACGGCTATAAGTCTATTGCTTACAGGATTGATAGCTTTAATGGCATTGGTAAATGTACAGGGATTGCTTACAAGTGTAACAATGACACTACTTGCAACAAGTGCATTATTATTTACAGCGTCATTAATTCCATTAGTGGCAGCCTTGACATTGGCGGTTGTTCCGCTAACAGCATTTACGGCTTTGATTGCATTATTAGCAGTTTCATTTACATTATTAGCCGTATCTTCAACAGTAGTTTTAGTTGCATTTACGGGATTGAATGTAATGCTTACTATGATGTTGGCTTTACTGTTAATTATTAATGTTCAGTTCACATTATTAAGTGGATTGCTTGCAATTATGGCAGCAAGTGCCTTATTGCTTACAACTTCATTAATTCCATTAGCTGGACTATTTACAGCTTTGACAGTACCAACATTATTATTAGTAGCAACTTTAACACCTTTGACAGCGTTGTTTACTGTATTAAGTGCAGCGTCTTTAGTGTTCCTTGTATCTGTTACGGGCTTATTAGTTGTATTTACTGGAATAGCAGCAATGGTAACATTGCTAAATGTTCAGTTTATGGTAATGCTTACAATGTTTACGCTAATTGCGGGAAGTGTAATTACACTTACTCTTGCATTAGCACCATTACCAATACTATTTACAACACTAATTCCGTCAGTTTTAGGATTTACTCTTGCAATAACACCGCTAACGGTTTTATTTGTTGCACTTGGAGCGTCAGCATTAATATTTACAGTATCAATGACATTATTGTTAGTTGTTTTAACTGGAATTACAGCGATAGCAACGATATTTACAGCAATGATGATATTGTTAAACACAACATTATTGATGATAAATATAGGAGTAACCCTAGTAACAGCGACATTGACTGTATTTTCCGCATTATTGGTACTGATTACACCTTTAACAATGCTATTTACAACATCATTATTATTGTTAATCGTTCCGCTTACAGCAATAACAGTATTGTTTACAACATTATCCGTTACAGCATTGTTATTCTTGGCGGCTCTTACAGCTTTAACAGCGATTGTAACAATAGCAAATGTAATGTTGTTATTAATGGCTACAGCCTTAATGCTTATGCCAGCACCTATGATGATGATTGCAACATTTGGAATGTTAATAGTACAAGCCTTTGCATTACTAACACCAATAATGACAATGTTATCACCGTTAATGTTGGTATTTTCAGCGGCGTTACTTCCACTAGTAGCAGCGTTTGCAGGAGTAACAGCAGCAGCGGTAATATTTACAGGAACAATGGCGTTATTAATGGCGGTTATGATTGTATTAGCACCAGCGGCGTTGATTTTCTCAACTTCAATGGCGTTGCTACCGTCCATATTTGACAAACTAACTTGGCAACCAGCTAAAGTGGCTTCATCAATGGACGATTTAACCGATACGCTAACAGCTTTGATTGTACCAGCAGGATTGCTTATTGTTGCACTTACACCATTAGTTGCATTGTTTGCAGGTTTGGTTGTTTCTGGACTTGCTTATTTAGCAGCAATGACAGGGCTATTAGTAGTTATGACAACTTTACCAACGGTTACAATGCTAACCGTTGCAACAAGTATGTTATTATCAATAGCATTTAAACAGCTTGCAGGACTATCAAAGGTAGTAGTTAATGCTTTAGGTATGCTACCACCAAAGTTAATAGCAATATCAGCACCATTATTATTAGTTTCAACTAATTTTGGAATGTTTGCAAAATCACTAATGGTTGTTGTAGTAGCAACAGGAATTATTAATGTTGCATTAACTAAAATGCTAGTGTTAATCACTATGATAAAAGCCGTATTAAGTATGCTTTTATCTGTACTTACAAAGGTTGCAAGTGGATTTAAGAGTGTAGCAAAAACACCAGCTATATTTAATGTTTCCATTAAAGAAATGGTTTCTAGTAGCAGTAAAAATTTAAGTGTATTTGTAAAATTCATTAAAGAAAGTTTTACAACCGCAAGACAATATGTGAGTGATATATCATCAGATATTAATAGTATTGTAACCCGTTGTATTTCATCACTTGTTAATAAGGTTAGACAGTTACCTAAAAAAATGGGTGACGGAATTAAGAAATCAGGCAGTAGTTTAAGTAGTAGCCTTGTTTCTATTTGGAAAGACGCAGTAAAAGCGTCAGTTGCTCCAGTCAACAAAGTAATTGACGGTGCGAACTGGATTTTAAAACAATTCAATTCAAAGAAAAAGGTTGCTTCTTGGACACCATACGCAAAAGGTACTGACGGTCATATGGGCGGTAATGCTCTTGTTAATGACGGTAGAGGTGCGGAATTAGTACAAATGCCTAACGGTAATACATTCATACCAAAGGGCAGAAATGTATTACTTCCAAACGCTCCAAAGGGAATGAAAGTATTATCAGCCGAACAGACAGCACAATTATTTGGTAGAAAATCACCTACCTTTAATTATGCAAAGGGTACAGGTAACTTTGATGTTATGGACTATATGGATAAACCACAAAACCTAATTAGCAAAGTTTCAAATAAATTTGTTGATTATAAGGGTATGAGTGGCTTACCACTATATATTGGTAAAGGAATGGTTACAACCGTTACTAGTCAAATGACTTCTTGGGTTAAAAAAATCTTTGATGAAAACGGTGCTAAAAGCATTGCAAACTATGTAGCTTCAAAGGGTGTCGGACAATGGAAATCAACCGTTATTCGTGCCTTGAAAATGGAGGGGCTTTATAGTGAAGAAAATGTTAAGCGTACACTTTATCAAATGCAAACCGAAAGCGGTGGCAACCCACGAGCAATAAACAAATGGGACAGCAACGCTAAAAAGGGTATTCCGTCAAAGGGCTTAATGCAGGTTATTGACCCTACATTCCATTCATATGCAAGAAAAGGATATGACAAGAATATTTATGACCCATTAAGCAATATTCTAGCGTCTATTAGATATGCAAAATCAAGATATGGTTCACTTGCTAAAGCCTTTCAGGGACACGGATATGCTAACGGTGGCATTGCTACAAAGCCAAGCGTATTTGGTGAAAATGGTGCTGAAATGGCTATCCCTCTATCTAAAGATAAACGCAAGCGTAGTTTAGGTTTATGGGAACAAACGGGAAGTATGCTAGGCGTTAGATTACCTGAATACTCACCAGAGAGCGGAGCGGGTAGCGTAAACAACACAAACAATGTTGAATATAACACTTATTCACCTGAATTTAACTTGACTATTAACGGAACAAATGACGAAAGAGCATTGAAACGAAAAGTTAAACAATGGATAAGTGAAGCAATGGAAGAAACATTTGAAAGCATTGACAGAATAAACAACGCCACTTTGCAGGAGGTTTAAGAAATGGCATTAATCAACGGTCTTTATATTTGTTGTGAAAAAGAACAATTAAAAAGAGAAATGAGCATTACTGAACACCCTGTTGAAAAAGGCGTAAACATTACTGACAATGTGAAAGCGGGTGTTTATGAATTATCATTGAGCGGATATATTGTTGATGTTCCGCAAAGTAATTCAGCGTCAACGATTGTTTCTAAAATTCGTTCCTATATGGCAAACGGAAAGTATGTAAATTTTAGAGGGCGTGTCCGATTGGATAACGCCCTTATTACAGACTTTCAAACGGAGTATAACAACAAAGTTAATGGCGGTTGTACTTTTACAATGGAATTAAAGAAAGTTCGTATTGCAAAAAGTGCATATACAGGCAAGTCCAAAAAGAAAAAAAGTACACAGCAGATTACTAAAAGGAAATCGTCAAGCAAGAGATACCACACCGTTAAAAAAGGTGAAACTTTGCAAAAAATATCAAAAAAATACTATGGTTCATATAGTTTATATCCGACAATTTACAAGGCAAACAAAAAGACTATTGACAAGCGAAACAAGGTAAAGAAAGGTAAAAAGAAAAAGAACAAATACACTATTTACCCTAAAATGAGATTGTTAATACCATAGGGGGAAACTATGAGAGATATAATTGAAATTGAAAAAGATTTAATGCCTTATAGTTTTGATATTTTGCTTGCAGCGGAAGAATTTACATTAGAGTTTAAATATAATGAAAGGGCAAATTTATTTACTTGCACTTTATCCGAAAGAGATGGTGAAGTGTTAGTTTATGATGAACCTTTGATTTATGGAACAAGGCTTTTTGCTGATGTTTATAACTCTGATACATTCCCAGCACTTGATATTGTGCCAATGGACGAAAGCGACAAAGAAAATGCGGTAACATTCGATAATATGGGTGTTAGCGTATTTTTAACGATTGATGATGAAAAAGGGGAAGATATAATTGAGTAGCCGTTGTATAAGTCAACTTGGAATGAGTGATAATGCGTCAAGACTTGTTACATCATACAAGAAATTAAACGAAAAGTTTAATACAACGGTGAAAGGTCAATTTAATCACACCATTATTATTAGAACAGGGAATGTTACTATTAATGGTGATGATTTAGATTGTGAATTTACTATCCCGTTTGATGATGATACAGAAGCAAACGAAGCGGAAATTATCATTTATAATCTATCAAGTAAAACAATATCAGGTATGCAGAAATACGCTAAAATCACAGTTACGGCAGGCTATGGAAAAGACACAGGACTAATATTTAGTGGTTACATAATGTCAAAAAAGACAAAGTATGAAGATTGCGACAAGGTAACGACTATTAAGGCGTTAGACGATAGAAACCGTAAGGAAAAGAAAATCACAAGCGTAACATTTGCCAAAAAGACAAAGGCAAGCAAAATTTTAAGATATTTGTGTAAAAAGGTAGGACTACCAATAGCACAATTTAGTATTAAGCGAGATTACACATATAAAGACGAAGAAACCGTTGACGGTGAGTTAATGGATAATATCAAACGCCTTGCTAAAATATGTGGCGTATCAGCTTATATACTAAAAGGAAAAATATATGTTCGTCCTTTAAATACTGGTGATAATACAACCTTTACATTGAGTACAGATACAGGACTACTTGATATATCCGAGTATTCAGAAACAGAAACAAACGAGATTTACCAAGATACCACAAAAGGCTATGAAGTGGAAATGTTGTTACAACATCAGATACAAACCGCAAGTATTATAACGGTTAAAAGTAAAACAGCCAAAGGCAAATATCGTGTTAAATCTGGAAGTCACGAATACGACGGAACAAATATGGTAACAAAAGCGAAGCTAGTAGCACAAATTAGTACAAAGGTGAAAAAGGGGTGATTGAATGAGTATAAACGGAGCAGTTTTTACTAATCTAATAGACCAAAAATTATTGAATTTACATACAGGATTTTTTGCTAAAGTCTTATCAGTAAATGGCGGTATGCTAGAGGAAAGAATGGCTAAAGTGCAACCATTAAATATGGTAAAGCCAGTTGGTGGTGAAGCACAAAAACAAGCCGTTATGACTATTCCCGTATTGAGGACAGCACAGAAATTCAAAAAAAGAAATGTAACGGTCAATAATAGCACTTTTTCAGTCGTTGAGCCTTGTGGAATTGAAAAAGGCGATACAGTTTATTGCTTATGTGCTGAAAGGGATATAACAGAAACCAAAAAAGGGAAATTTGCTATACCACCACTAGGACACCATAAAATCAGCGACGCTGTTGTGATAGGGGTGATTTAATGGTTGGATTTTTACTTGATGATAAAGGCGATATTGTTATAGAAGATAACAAAATAAAAACAATAAAAGACAAAGAATTAATTGCACAAACTGTTAGGCAAATATTAATGACTAACAACGGCGAATGGGAATATAACGAAGAAGAAGGAATTGACTTTAGGAGTTTACTTGTTAAAAATCCGAATTACGACCAAATAAGGGATAATATCTTATTGGGACTAACACAAGTTGATGAAACTTTTGAATTATTGACCTTTGAACACGAATTAAAAGACAGAAAACTTACTATTAAATTCACGGCTGTAAATTCAGCAGGTGAAGAAATAGAAGTAGAACTCTAAAGGGGGATAAAATGGCACTTACTGATTTAGGCTTTGAACGCCCAGTATATGATGAAATCCTAGAACAACAAATTGAACGAGCCAAAACCCTATTTGGTGAAACGATTGACACCAGCGAACAAACCATACTAGGAAAATACATAAGATTAAATGTAGCAGATATTGACGCTCTCTATCAAGATTTAGAGGGCGTTTATTATGCCCGTTTTCCTAATACCGCAAGTGGCACAAGCCTTGACAGACTTTGCCCTTTTGCTGGAATTAGTCGTAACCCAGCTACTAACGCAAAACACGAAGTTAAGTTTACAGGCGTTGCAGGTGAAGCGATTGACGCAGGATTTGAAGTATCAACAGAAAATCAATCAGTAGTATTTTACACAACTGATGATTATGTAATTGGTGAAAATGGCGAAGTAACGGCAGAAGTGGAATGTGAAGAAACAGGAACGGTTGGCAATGTAGCGATTGGAGCAATAAATACTATTGTTTTTCCGTCACCCGATATTGACAGCGTGGAACATATAAGAGTTATTTCACTAGGTGAAGATATTGAAAGCGACACAGCGTTAAGGGAACGATTTAACCAAGCCGTAGCAGGTACAGGAAGCACAACAGCGGAAAGCATAAAAGCGTCAATAATGAGAATTACAGGTGTTAGCGATTGTACGATTGTTGAAAACTCAACAAGTGAAACAGTACAAGGTATTCCACCTTATTCTTTTGAATGTTTTGTTTTATGTGCTGAAAGTGCACACCAAGAAATAGCAAACGCTATTTTCCAAAAAAAGCCTATTGGTATTAAATCGTATGGTGATATTTCTGTAGAAGTCGAGGACGACGGCGGAAACACTCACACCGTTTCATTTTCACAAACCCACCAAAAAAACATTTACATTAAAATTGAACTTACAAAAAATAACTATTTTGAAGAAAACGGCGTTGAAGAAATTAAAAGCGGACTTATTAATTATCTTGCTACTTTTTCAAATGGTGATGATGTTTATTTATCTAGTTTGTATAGTTTCATAAATGTAAACGGCGTTGTTACCGTTACAAGTTTGAAAATGTCGATTGACGGAACTACATATAGTGCAGAAAATGTATTTTGCAATGATAGTGAAGTAGCTAGAACGGCGGTGGATTTAATAGATATTACCGTAAATGAGGTGGAATAAATGGCAAATGTAAATAGATTGCCTGACGCCTACTTTAAAGGAACAAACGGCAACAACTACAAAATGTTGCACCTAAACGAACTAGCAACCAATGAATTAAGCAAATGTATAACAGATGTTTTAAATTCTTTGGATTTAATGGTGGCAAAAGGTAAAACGCTAGACTTATACGGTGATATGGTTAAACAGCCACGAGGGGCATTGAATGATGAACAATACCGTCTGATGATTTTAAATAAAATCGGACAAAACATTTGTCAAGGCAACTATAACAGTATTATTTCAATTTTATCTAATATGTTTGGTTGCACACCGTCCGATATTATAATCGTTGATAGTGAAGAAACTTGCAAAGCGGAAGTTACAAAATTTCCGCTTGAAGTGCTTGTTAATTCTGGATTTAGTAGCGAACAGGCTGTTAAAATGATTGAATTACTTTTACCCGTATGCGTTAAATTATCAACCGCAAATTTCAACGGTACTTTTGAATTTGGCGACACAGTAGAGGAAGCACCGTCAACTTATAGCGAACTTGCTTTATACACTAACGAACAATTACAGGATTATACCTATAATCAGTTAGTAACAGGAAAAATAGTAGCTATGGAGTATGACGAAGAAAAAGGATTTGGAAACATTGAACAAACAATAGGCGGTTATTTTGGTCTTGTTTTAGGTGACAAAAACCAATTTGAACTACCAATATAAGGAGGTTACTATGGCAACAACAGAAAATTTACAACTAACTAAACCTGACTTATCCGACAATTACGATTTAAGTGTCTGGAATGATAACTTAGATAAAATTGATTTAGCGGTGCATAATAATACCGTACAGACTACCGCAGGAATTAATAGTCTGAAAGAAGATATAAATACTATAAGCAGAGGCGAATTCTATTTATCTCCGACTTTTACCAAAGGAAATCTTAACACAATAACAGGTGAGGTTAAAGACGGTCCAGCTTTTATCACAGATAAACTCGAATTATCGCAATATAGTAATGTGACAATCACAACGCATAGACCTACATTGTATGCGAGTGTCTATGAATATGACAGTAACAGTAATTTTAAGAGGATTGTTGCTAACACTAAAAATCAGATTACATTTAGTCCGATTAATGGATATAAGTACAGAATTTGGATTTGGTATGGTGGTACTGACATAAGCAAGATTGTAGGGGCAACAATTGTTGGTAAAGCAATTAACACGATTGCTGAAAATGACACAAGATACGAATTAGCAAAAGAAACTTGCAAACTTGACTTGCCAGACGCTTTATACATCCAAAAAGGTGGAACACTTGAACTGTTTAAATATGGGATGTACTACAGCAACTATGAATTTGTTGAGAATAAGTACAATGTGCGACTTGTTAATATGAGCGGATATGTAACTGAATACAGTGACAAAATTGTTATTAAATGCCCGATAGATTACACAGACGAAACTTTGAGAAAACCTAGTGATTTGCCGTTATTTCAACTTTTGGACAGATTTGGCAAGGTGATTGACACTAAG